TGTAATCACTGATTGTAATTACCACTACTAAGAATAGCACTGATACTAGAGCTATTATAAAGAATCCGATGATTTCTATTAACATAATGATTTACTTTAATTGTTTGTAACGTTTTGACGAGCCGCAAATTCTTTGCGATACTTTTACTATATTTGTCATCCTACGATTTGTAGACGACTTGCATAGGAATGTGCTTGGATCAGATACTCTGCTCCATACGACATAGCGCCGTTGCACTTTACAACTTTCTGGCTGCCCAACTGCATACTAATCGTAGTGACTAGTACACAGTGAGCACTCAGAATTTAAAGTTGTTGATGGCAGCCCTACTTGTCTGCCAGCATAATAGATTACGCTTCTGTCTCTACAAGACACAGTATAAGGATAGTCATCACACTACTTGTGTAGACTGCTGCTTTACGAGCGTCTCGCCAAGCCTCGGACATAGAGTATCCGAATTCCATTTCTGGATCGGTAGCTACAACTCCTTTGTTTAACGCTTTTTCTGCCATTCTTTTCATTTGTTCTTCGGTAGGATTTACCATAATAGTTAGAACACTGAGGTAGTTCAAGCTCCATTTAGTTAGTTCCTCTTTAGTGTAGTGAACACGGTAAGACCTACGTCTTCAAGAGGTGTGTTGTTATTCTTTTTCTATTAACGCTTTTAACGTATTGATCGCAGAGGCTAAGCCATCTACTCTTCCGTTAATGTACTCCTGAGAGTATCCGTCTTCCGTAGTGGTCACAGACCAGTCAGACAGTTGACACTCGATTGATGCTAACACTAATACTATTGATGAGTTGTTCATAACGTTTTTTGTTTCGTTAGTTATTGCTAATTCCATTTCTTCTTGCGATTCCATAATCGCTAACTCGTTAGTTAAGAACTTAACCATATCGTTGGCTTCTTCTTGATTGAACGAATCGTTATCCGTTGAGACTTGGATCATTTTCCACGTTTGTAGAGCGTCCTCTAATGTCTCTACTGATTGTCCTTGAAATACTTGGTTTGGCTGTGCCATAATGAATGATGTGTTGTTATACTAAATGATTGTACTGCTTTGACGGGTAGATTCGAACGTTGTTCTCAACCGCACCGTTTTCTTAACAGTACTATAGTATAGGTTATGTGACGTTAGTAGCCACTTTTGAATGAATGAGAGACAGATTAGAGTGCATCGCTCCCTTGCACTTGGGTATTAATCTTTAGCTATTGCTACTACTATGGTAGCTATTACACCAAGAGAGACCATTAATGATCCTCCTTTGATTACTTTTATAGCGTTATCGGTACGGACTTGCGTCATACCTCTTTCTTCGCATTTAGTTTCGTGCTCTTGTGCACGCTTGATAGTCTTGTTATTTTTCTCCGTTAGCTTGGTACCCTCGGCTACCTTCTTGGCGATAGAGTTTAGTTGCATAGAGATACAGATCCCTGATGCTGTTGTTGGTACGTCTTTGGTTGCGGTAAGTAATGTTGAGAAGAATGTATTCATAATGCTCCCACACTTTGGTAGTGGGAATCTCCGTATTAGTTATGCACGTTGAAATCAACTTGCTTTTGATAGAACAGGTGGCGTAGCCTAAAAGATTGGGTTGCACACGGGGTGTACAGGAGAGGGCATCACACATTCACATTTAAAAAAAAAGTTTATATTTGCCTAGGAACAATTCAAAAATAAAGATATGCCTAATAATAAGTACGGAGGAAAAGGAAGTGTAAATGTATACTCCAAGACGACGAGTAAGACTAAGTCTAAGACAAAAAACGGTAAAGAGAAGGTAAAGAACAAGTACAAGAACAGTACTACTACGACGGACTCTACTGGAACTACTACATATAAAACAAAGTCTAAGACTAAGAACGGTAAAGAAACAGTGAAGACTAAATTCAAGTTTAAGCCTAAAGGAAAGGGCAAGACTTTAAGGGAAAGAACTAGATCGAGAGGTTAATAAATACAAAGGGATGAAGAGATATATTGAGACTCCATACGGGGAGATATTCCGTGACGAGATGGGTAACTTAACTTTAGAGTATGAGACAGCGGACTTTTCCGAGTTCTCACCTATGGATCCTATAGACGGAGAGATAGACCTGTGGTTGATAGATAATGATTACATAATACTGGATAGGGATATATACTTTAACGATCCCGTTGTTGAATCTTTGAATTACATATACTTTGATCAGGAGACTCAGGACTACGAAGAGATTGATGTTCCAGTTAGTTACTCTGACGACATGGATGTTGGTAACTTTATGCTTAAGTATAAATTAGAAAGAGCCTAATGTATCTACTCAAACTAAAGAAAAAAGGGGATAGTGTGATAGCTGAAGACAATGGTCTATTGGCTGTACCAGAATTCCATAAGTTATTAAAGGAAAAGAAGTTGGGCGAGAAGGCTATGCGTTATGTAGCATTGAGTCAGGACTACGATTCTCCATATAGGTACTTGAATGAGCGAGATCGGAATAGGCAAATCTGCACGGACTTAACAGGGAAGCCTGAATGGGCTGACACTAAACATCCTTTAATGGTGGCGGCAATTAAGAAGTATGGAGAACTACAAAGGGATCCTTTAGATGACCAGCTCGGAGCGTTCAACAGGAAGATCGATCAATACACTACACTTATAGATAACTGGTTTTTGGATCAGGAAACTGCTGAAGACTTACAGAAGGTAATGATCGGTATTGAAAAACTATTAGGTACTCGTACTGTTTTGCTGGAGGCTATTGAGCGTCGTGGTGAACGGAAGGTAATTAGTGGTGAACAGAAACTAAGCTTCCTTGAGAATAGAGCTGCTAGACTAAAAGATTCATAATGGCTGGTAGATTCGACGTACAACAATACAGACCTATACCTAATCACGGACACCCCAAACTCGACACCGATAGTTTAATCTATCAAGACTATTGGGAGGAGGAGATGAACCGCTGCATTAATGGCTATAAACCTATTGGCGGTGCGTGGATACCTGGGAACTACTACTGGTATCTTAACTACTATATGATATTAGGTAACGACGGTACAGACGGGAATCGAAAGACTCTTATCTATCCGTGGTATAGAGATATGGATCTTGAATACTTTATGCTATTCGACACCTGCCGTAGAGAAGGTAAAGGAATGATCGTAATTAAAGCCCGTGATAAAGGTTTTAGTTATATGAACTCTGGATTAGTTGCTCATGAATTCACATTCTTTCCGCATTCCGAGGTCGGAATTGCGGCTGGACTAGGGGTTACTGCGAATTCATTTTTTGATAAGGTTAAGAAGGGGCTGATGAACCAACATCCTAATTTCAGGCATGGTTGGTTAAAGGATACTAAGGATACATTAAGGGCAGGTTATAAGGAGAAGAACTCTGAAGGTCGGTGGGATATAAGTGGTTATCAATCTGTGATACACTGTAGAACCATGGATGATCCAGAAGTTTATAAAGGAGAGCGTTTATCTATAATGATTTTTGAGGAGGCTGGTGAATTCAAGAGATTGAAGAACGCCTACATGTCTTCCAAGGCTTGCTTCATGGATGGATCTAAGCAGTATGGAGTTCCTGTGGTCGGTGGAACAGGTGGGGATATAGATTCTGCCTCTGCCGATTTTATGGATATGTATTATAATGCTGATGCGTTTAATCTTATTCCTATGTTTATTCCTGCGTCTGTTGCATTACACGGATTCTTTAGTCCTGTTACTGGAGTAGACGACGAACCAGCGGCTCGTAAATTCATTGAAGACGCTAGAGAAGATATACTAAATGGTGGTGGTGATAGTAAGGCGTATAATTTACATATACAAAATTACCCACTAACCATACAGGAGGCGTTCTTAAAGACTAAAGGATCGAGGTTTGACATTGCGTTGCTTAATCAACAAAGAGGCCGTGTGCAAGACCTGAAGGATCCTGAGCAGCACTTAACGACTGGTCATCTTGATTGGGTAATAGGAGATAAAGGATTAACTCAAGAAGTTAAGTTCACTCCTCATCCTCACGGGCCATATAAAATACTACACCACCCTAAACCTCATTTAACTGGATTAGACATAGGTGGTATTGATAGTTATGATCAGGATCAGGCTGGTGCGGCACCATCTTTGGGTTGTGCTATGATATTCCGTAGAATAGAGAATACAAACGTACCATATAGGCTTCCTGTTGCAGAATATACAGATAGACCTGAAACTGCTGACATGTTTTTCGAAGGATGTCTGAAATTAGCTGTATATTACAACGCACAAATGCTGGTGGAGTATACTAAGATTGGTATACTAGATTACTTCCTTAGAAATAAGGCTCAGAGGTACTTGAAGACCAAACCTCGTAGTGCACACTCGCCTGGAACTAAGACGAGAAACAACTACGGTGTTCACATGAATAAGCAAATTAAGTCATATATGGAGTCATTGATGTACGATTACATAAAGGAAAAGGCAGACGATATATGGTTTATAGACCTGCTAGACGAGTTATGTGACTGGGGTTCAAGGAATACGGATAGGGCGATTGCATTCGGTTTGTGTCTTATACATGAAAATGATAACTTTGCGATTGAAGTGAAGAATAGAGAAACTGAGTCCATCAAAGAAAGTGGATTCTCTTATTACAAAAACGATAGTAATGGTACGCCAGTAAAACATAATAGATAATGAAGAATTTCCCTAGTCAATTAATAGCTGATTCCAAGAAGGACGAGAAGTGGTGCGAGCAGATGCTTGACGCTATGATTTATAATTCTGAACAGTCAGGTGACACGATTACTAAAGACGTAAGGAATTACGAAATCTATAATGGGCAGTTTAACCGAGAAGATTATAAATATCTAACAGAGCAATATGGTGCAAGTTACCCAGCTAGGTTAGTTAATTATCCTATCGTTCAGCCTAAGATAGATTTACTATTAGGTGAGGATCTTCACAGACCTCTTGATACTAAGGTAGTTACGATTAATCAGGAAGCTATTAACAGAAAGGAAGACCATAAAGTTACTATGGTTATGAATAAGTTAATGGAAGAGGTTCGTGCTCAAATGAAAGAGCAGGGAATGGAGGTTAATGCTGAAGGGCAGGATATTCCAGTACCAGAAGATATAGATACTTTCATGCGTTATAATTACAGAGAATCCATTGAGGAAGCTGTACAGGACGGGCTAGAGTTTCTAACTAATCGTTATAAAATAAAAAACAAATTCAAAGAAGGATTCAGGGATTTACTTATCACAGGTAAGGAAGCTTATAGAATAGAAATTAAAGATGGTGATCCTCAAGCACGACGTGTAGATCCTAGGTCTTTAGGTTATGACTTGTCTGGTGAAACAGATGACTTAGGTGAGGCTAACTGGATTACAGAAGAGCGTTGGTTATCTCCTAGTGATGTAGTCGATGAATTCGGAGATCAACTTACCGATAAAGATATTAAACTAATAGAATCCCTATCCCAGCAAGCTGGTGGTGGAGATGTTGATGGTGCTAATAAATCTTGGCTAAGTAAAGGTGCTTCAGGAGATTTAAGGGTTAAGGTTGTTCACGGAGAATGGAGATCACTTAGAAAGATACAATACAAGTTAAGTAATAATAAGCACGATAGTGATAAGCCATTTAGAAAGATGGTTTCTGATAAATACAAGAAACGCAAAGGCGAGAAGGTTCGTAAGGTAGTGGTAGACGATATATGGCAGGCAACTAAGATTGCAGGAACCATGATTGTTAACGCTCAGAGAGTTCCTAATCAAATACGAGCACTGGATGATCCTAGTGCTGCGAACTTAAGTTATGTTGGGGTTGTAAGAAACCACACGACGGGGGTATCTATCTCTATGGTAGACTTACTTAAGAATGTACAGATGCTTTACAATATTGTAATGTATCATATAGAATTATCTATGGCTCGTGCTGGTGGTAAGGCTGTAGTCTACGATGTAGCTCAGATGCCTGCCAATTTAGGTATGAACATGCAGGATGTAATGTATCACATCAAGAATGATGGTATAATCCCTATAAATTCTAAGGATGAGGGTATGCAAGCGCAAACCTTTAATCAATTCCAGCAAATTGACTTTACATTATCCAGCTCAGTGCAGCAACTAATAAACCTAAAGGTTATGTTAGAGGATATGGCTGGTCAAGTATCTGGTGTTACTAAACAACGAGAAGGTCAGGTTGAGCAGTACGAACAAGTAGGTAACGCTAAGCGAGCTGTTGTACAGTCAGCTACAGTTAC